CACTGGAGCCGAAGGTCATGATGATGGTCGACGCGACGCACCCGGCCCCGATCGTCAGCGTTCCGGCCAGCGGCAGACCAGTGAAACCACTCGTAGCGCACGAGCCGCTGATCGTGTTGAACCCGCTCGACAGCGTGGGCGATCCCTTAAGCGACACGATGCCGTTGGGGAACCAATAGAGCGCTGTGTTGTAGGACTGGACGCCCGCCGTGCCGCCTGTGAGCGTTGAACCGCTGAGCGTCGCGCTCGACGTGGTGGTGAGTGGGAGGCTGTTGCCGGCCGTCCCTGCGGTGGCTGCCGTCACGTAGATGTGCGTGGCGTCGGCTGTCGCTGTCGCGCTCAGCGAGCCCGTATTTGACCAACTGAAGTCCGTCCCCTGCACGCCATGTTGGGCCGTCCAAGCCCCGGCCGCCACGGGGTTGAACGTCTGGCTCACAGAGGTCGTGAACGTGCTCGTGCCGAGAGGGACATAGGTTCCGGAAACGATCAGCTCTTGCGTCAACGTCGGATTAGGCACGCTGGTCAGATCAACGGCGTTGAGCGTGTCGCCGGGCATGATCACACCGTTTGCCGCGCCGCCGGTGACCGTGAGCGTGTTCCCGATCTGGCTCGCGTGCTGGAACACGGTCGGCCGCGCGCCGTTGATCGCGTTCGACAGGTTCGTGAGCGACGCGGCGAGGCTCGCCCCGATATGCACCTGATTATATTGACCGCTCATCACCTGTTGCGGCGCGGTCGCGGAATAGTTGGCGAGCGTATAGGTGCAGGTTGACCCGCCGCACGAGCCGCGCGCCGACACATAGGCCGAAGATGGGATCGGCGTTCCTGGCGACTGCACAAGGCCATAGACGATATCGCCAACGCTCAGGTGGAACGACGTTTCCTGAACCGTCAATGTCCCGCCTGCCGCCGCGCCCGTGAAGGTCAGCGGGTTGGCCAGGAGCGTTGATTTCATCGTCCACGCCTGCGATCCAATAACCACGACTTGGCCATCGCTGAAATTGGTCGAGGCGGTGAGTGTCCCGGTCGCCGCCGCCGCCGTGGTGGTGTAGCCCTGGAGCGAGCCGCCGCCGGTCTGGGCGATCAAGCTGGTGGCGCCGGGATATGGACCAAGCGGGCCATTGACCACCAAGCCGACCGCCGTGCCGTTCATCGGGATGCCAAAGTTGTATTGTCCGGTCGCCGGGTCAGCGACGTAGCTGCGCGGCGTGCGAGATACGCCGTTGATGTTAAAGGTGTTGGTGGTTTCAAGCGGGCCTTCGATCCAAGAGGGATTGTAGTAATAATTTCGATTGTCGCCAACATACGCGCCTGGAAAGCCCTGAACAAGCAAATCGAAGGTATTCAGGACCGAGTAAACTGGGTTATATGGGTTCGATGTGCTTAGGGTGTCATTGACGACTAAAGTCACGTTGGGGAATGACGCCTGACAGGCGTATCCAACTCCGAACATGCTTATCTTCATGTTGTGGATGTTTTGCGCGCCGCCACCGGTGCGGATGCCTGCGACGTTCGGAGCCATCCAGGCCTGACAGCCCTGCCATTCTCCCGTTCCATTGAAGGTGTTGTTAAAGTCGTTATCCTCGTAAAGAAGATCGCCCGTGCTGTCTTGCAGGCGAATTCCCATGAAGTTATTAGAATTGCCGTAGACCTCAAGCGCATGATCATGCGCGGTGTTCTGCGCCGCGCCCGCATACCACAGATACAGGTTATTGAATTCATCGTCGGCGCATCCAACACTACCACAAACCATGGTGCTTAGCCCGGTTGCCCCGATATCAATGTCCACAAACGACGTGTCGTAGACGTTGATAACCGATCCGTAGGCCCCGCAGTTTTCCGCGCGAACGCCGTGCGCCGATCCACCGCCAGCCCCCTGCCAATCGAAGCAGTCGCCACCGAAGTTGGTGAAGTAGGGGCGGTCAACGGTCCCGGCCGGCTCCTGCAGTCCGCCCTTGCTATTAGCCTGAAAATAGCTGTTCGCCGATCCGTTGTAAGCGTTGACGATGACCGCGCCGTTTTGTTTGCCGATCCAAGCAGCCTTAGCGCCGGTTCCGAGCCAATCCAGATCCCAATTGCCGTTGAAGTATATTGGGCCGAGCAACCATCCGGTATCGTATTGCGTGTTGAGGGCGAAGGCATAGGTGACGGAGGAATTTGAGTTTGATCGAACATTGGACCACACGCAAGTAAGCGCGATGGGACAACTCCATCCACCGTTGTTCGCCGCGATCAGCCCCACCGAACTATTGATGGTCGTGTAGGCCGGCATGAGCACGACTTCGCCGCCCGTGCTCGCGGCGTTGATGATCTCGCTATTCGCCGCCGTGATCGTCGCGCCATCATCCGAGCTGAGATAAGGCGTGCCGTTGGCGAGCGCGACGGCCTCAAGCGTGCGGATTTTAGCTGAGCCGATGTTGGCGCGAACGGCTGGATAACTTGCCACGTCAGAGAGGTTGTTCGCCTTCGCTAAGCCGCCGAGTGAGGTTAAGGCGCCGGATGCGCTATTCGCACCAGTCCCGCCCACGGAAATCGGGAGCACCGTCGTCAGGCCACTCAATGCTGTGATGTCGGTGTTTACACCGTTGGCCGCTGGCGTGAACCCCAGCGCCGCATCGATCTGAGCCGATGTGATGCCGGTATAGACCGACGCGCTGACTTGAGCAGGCGTTGCCAGCTTCACGCTGTTGCCGCCCTGCAAAACCATGAACCGATCGCCCGACGTGATCGTGGTCGCGTTCGGGAGCGTGTTGACCGGCTGGCCTTGGGCGTGGCCGATGATCGGCCACGCGAGGCAAAGTGCGATTAAACAAAAACGACGTTTCATGCGGAGAACTCTCAAAGCTCGGTTAGCTAAGCCAATCCAAATGCGACATAGGTAAAGGCTTGGGTTGTGTCGGTATGATTGTCCATTGTGAAGCCCGACGTTGATGGGCTTTCCGCCGCCCAGCCGCCCCCTGCCGTTGAGCCCCGCGATGTCGGACTGGCGACGACATAAGGCGTAGCGGAAAAAGCGGTCCCAAATGTAACGCTGGATGACGTGCCGGTTGTGACGGACGGCGTATAACCCCATTCAATTCGATATTGGCCGAGCTTGACCGTGTTTGTTCCGCTAGTGACGATACCGAGTGCAGCGATGGCGGCGGTTGCGAATGATTCTGCGGTTGATTGGGCGGTGGCAGCTTGACTGGCTGCGTAGGTTTCAGCATTTGATTGCGCCGTCGCGGCCTGAGATGCCGCGTAGGTTTCAGCCGATGACAGCACGGTGACATCGGCAGCCGTAGCGAACGCCTCAGCCGCCGCCTGGGCCGCCGCAATAGCCGCTCCGATCGCAGGAAGCTTCGGATTGATGAATGGCGCCCCGGATGCCATCGCAATATTGCCGGAAGAGATTGATGTCGCGCCATAGGCGACTGTGACCACGTAGATTCCGATATAGCCGCTGTCTGGGCTTGGCGTGGTCTGTGATCCCGTGGTGGCAGGCGTTCCGGCCTTGATCTGAACTACGCACTCGCCGCGCCGGATCGTGTTTTGCGACGCGCCGCTATTGGCTGGGCCGCTGAGCGGTGTCCCGAGCGGGTTGGCGCTGTTGAAATAGGAAAGCAGCGTCGAGTTCAGATCCACGTCCGCATAGGCGACTTCGACCAGGTAGTTGATCGACTGACCCGACGTGCTCGGCGCTGGCGTGCTCAGCACCACAGGATCAAGGGACAGACCCTGTTTGACCAACTGGTGAGTGTCGGTTCCGAGTGATCCGTAGGCCGTCGCATCGGTCTGGACCTGAGCGAATATCTGCCCAGCCGCGACGCTTACCGTCATCCCTGAGCCCGGCGTGGTCGCGAGGCCATCCACATAAGGCCCCGTGCCAAGAACGGCCTGCATCATCCATCCAGCGCCGACTAGCGGGGCTTTGGAAATGTGAAGGCAGTCAGTGTCCGCCAATTGCTCTTGCGGATAAACGATTGATCGCTCCAAAGAGCCCTCCTAGGGGTTGCTGATCAGCACCCAAGCTGTAATTCCGGCCGTGCGGACACTCTCAACCGCTGCGTAAATCTGCGCGTCTGACACGCCGTTACCACGGAAGGCGTTGATGAAAATCGTATAGGGATAGCCGCGCGAACCGAGTTGGCCATAAATGCCGAGATAGACGGTTTGATTGAGATAAGAGCCGTCGCGCCATCCCTCATAAATGATCGCGGTTTGGCCGGTCAGGTCCATAAGAACCTTGATGTAAGCCGCCCTCGTGTTTCGGATGCGGAAAATCTCGGCCAGGATCGTGGTCAGGAACGATGCATCGCTTTGGCTGGGCTGACGTTGGATGCGAAGGCCGAAAAAATCATAGGCGATCAGATCAAGCCATCCATCCGTCGCCGTTTTGATGCGGGTTTGAAGCCGTGCATAGGCGATCAACGCATAGACAAAGGCGAGATTGGTTGCGCTACCCGTCAAAAGCGCGTCGAGATCGGGGGCGCCGGTGTCGCCCGTGATCAACGGCAAGCCGGTATCGGGGTTGATCAGCGGTTCGCCCGTGATCGGGTTCAGCAAATCAAGCCCAGCGTTGCTGCTCGGAAACCACCCATTCGGCAGCACCGTCCGAAGACGGTTCAGCATGTCGCTTTCGTCGCCGATCGCCATCAGGAAACCGTCACGCCGCCGGTTGGACGGATCACAGTCGATCCGCTGGCGGCTATGTCCGCCGTGGCTCCATTGATCAAAAGCCCAGTTAGTTCATTGATCCCCGGAGACGCGTCATAGGCCACCTGATACAGGCGGCTCCAAAGCAGCGGTGTTCCGAGAGGAAGCGTTTGGATATAGGCTGTCACCGCTGAGACGATAAGCGCCGCCACCGCGCTATGCGTATAGCCGGTGAGCACCGTCGCCGTCATTGACACGGATACGCTCGTCAGCGTCGGCCCGAATACCCCAAATCGTATTCCGGCGGCTCGGGCCAGCGTATCAATCGCGGCGGTGACTTCATTAATCAATGTGGATGACGGGTTTCCCGTCCCGTCGTCGATCACGACATAAAGATAACCATTGTCCGGGTTTCCGTTTGGATCGACGTTCTCATTGACCTTGATCGTCAGGCCAGCCTGAACGCCTTCGGCCGCCGTCTCAATCGCAGTGACAGTCCCGCTCGCCAGCGATGCGATGAACTGTTGAAAACGGATGCGAAGCGCTGGATCGGTTTCGGCATTAACGCCGCCGGTCGCAGCGGATGCGATGGTGGTCGTGTCAAAACCAGAAATCGGCGCTAAGACGACAGTGATCGTATTGGCCAGCACATTGGACGCGGCGCCCCCCGTGATAGCCTGAACCGGGATTATGATGCTCGCGGTGTTGGCTGGGCGCAGATAGGCGTTGGCCGCCACGTTCCAATAGGCGTTCGACGTATCCAGCGTGACAGCGAAGGTCTGAGTCCCGTCGCCCGTCTGGACCTGGAAGCCAACCGGGATTGTCGCACTCGCGGATGGGGATAAGCTTGTGAACGTCTGGAGTGTGTGAGCCCCAACGGCGGGATCGCGCGTAAGCCCAAAATCACCGACGAAGCTATCAAGGTCTGGACCGTTCGATGTCGCTGCCCTGGTGACCGCTAAGAGTTGTAGCACGAGGCTTTGCAGGAAAAGCGCGACCGAACCATCCGCCTCATCAACCGCGAGAAGGATTGAACCTTCCGTGAAGTCCACCAATGGTGTCGATTGCGCTTGCACGACGGCGGCCCAATTCGCGATCAGGGCGGCGAAATTCTGGGTCGCGATCGTCATCGGGTCATTCCGCCAGGTCGAAGGACAGGCTCGCCTGCTGGCCTGTGTAGGCATCCTGGTATTGAATATTGATTGCCACCTGGCTGAGATTGGACGCCAGCGGTGTGACAGTGACGACGGCTGAACCGGGCTGAACCACGGCCTCAAGCGCCATTTGGGCCAAAATCAAACCCCTCAGTTCGTCGGCATTTTGGATCGTGCCGATTTTCTGACGAAGGCCCGCGCCGTAGTCGAGATGCCAAATATAGTCCCCTGGATTGGTCAGGAGGCGGCGCAAAACACGCTGCTCGCCGAGCGTCGTGCCGTCCACGGTCGCCAGATCGCCCGTCGCAGAGGCGAATAGGTCGGTATCCCATTCATGGAAAATATCGGGCATTAGGTCGCCTTTGTCATGGTCGATGACGCTTGAATCACCCCACCAACGACTGGATCGCCATCCAACGCGACTTTCTTGCCGCCGGGGGCGCCGATCTGGGTTTCGCCTGTGAGGATGATCATCGGCGCCGTAACGGTCAGCGCGGCGGTCGTGGTGATTTCTCCCGATCCATCATTGTGGAATTTCCAGCCAGAGCCCTGCTCATTGATGAACCACGATTCACCAGCCGGGACATTCGGAGGGGGATCTTGGTCGCTATAGAATCGAAGGCCGATCACACCCGCCTCATGCACACCCTCAAGAAACCGCACCTCGACCTGATCGCCGATGTTTGGTGCGAAGACGAGCCCGCAATTCACGCCGACGCGCGCCGATCCGATCGGAAGCCATCCGCTCAACGTGTCATCGGGCTGGAATTTGACCTTCGCGGTATGGGTCACCGGGTCATAGCTATCGACGATGCCCATGCGAACGGTCGCGATGTTTTGCATCATCAACGCGACTTCGCGACGCACAGCGTTGAGAATTTGGCGCATCATGAGGTGATCACCGTAACTGGTGAGTGGTTCTTGCCCTTAATCGTCATCTTGAAGCCGCCATCAAACTCCATAGATCGGTCGATCGTGTCTACCCAATAGGTCTGATCGTAACTGGTCTGGGTTCCACTCAAGGCGATCTGAGAGCGCGCCGTGGTGGTCAGATCAGCCGGCAATCCGAGTTCGATCGAGCGCTCATGGCGGCTGATTTCTTCCAACTTGGCTTGCGCGAGCGCATCAGCTTGAGCTTTCGTCTTTCCGGGACCACGAAGGATGTAGAGTTGTGACCTTGCCTTGCCTGTGCTGCGTCCCTGTTTGGTGGCTTTGGCAGTTGCGGTCAGAGCGACTTTGCCCTTGTGATTCCACGAAGAGACTTGCACCGAAACATCGCCCGCCAAGGTCAATTCTCGGCCGCAAACGAGGCTAATAAAATTGCCGCTTGCCACACTCGCGGATGTCGGCGGCGTGTAGATGATCGGAACAGGCGTTCCATAGGTTTGGCTGGCCGGGTGAAAATGGACCGTCGTCCCGGTCATCCATATCGCATATCCTTCCTGCTTCGCCAGAAAGGTCAGCAAATCCCATTCCGTCTTTTCATCGGTCAATCGGTTGTAATTGCTGGAATAATACTGCCCAGTCTTGGCGGACGTGGCCGTTACGTCAGCCGTGAAACCATGACCGGCGGCCAACTTTTGCACGACCTGAGACGACGTTTGGTTCATGAAGTT